AAAAACAGTAGGTGCAACAATGGATGGTAAAATCGGCCCTAAAACCCTAGAATTGGTGTTTGATTGTGACCCAGAAGCTATTATTGAAGATATATACGCTGTAAGAGAGGTTTTTTACCATAATTTGCCTCGTTTTGATGTTTTCGGGAATGGTTGGATACGCAGAAATGAAGAGACAAGAGAGTTTTCTTTGCACTTAAATGACAATAAAACGCTTTATTCTTAGAAAGCACCGTGGTACATGTGGATATGGATAGTTTTGATATTATTCAATTTGTTCAGCGAACTGTAAACGACCGCAAGGGTTCAGTGCTTTCTGTTCTGGAAAATAACGGTATAAGTTCGATGGAGCAATATAAAGAATTAATGGGCGAATTGAACGCTTTAAATCATATTTTACAGGAACTCTCGGGCCTGCTAGATAAACAGGAGCAATTAGATGACTGAAAAAGAAGTTGATCTTTCTCAAATTAAAGAGGGTCTTAGTGACTTAGAAAAAGCGTATGTTAGTCAAAAAGACCGCGTACTTGATCCTTCTCTTATTGATAAAACGCTCTTGGAGCGTATGCCGCGTCCTACGGGATGGCGTATGCTTGTTCTTCCCTATAAAGGAAAAGGAAGAACAGTCGGTGGCGTTTATCTTCCTGATAGTGTTGTAGAAGAAGCAAATGTTTCTACGGTGGTGGGCTATGTTCTTAAACAAGGGATGTTGGCCTACGGCGATAAGGACAAGTTTCCTGATGGCCCTTGGTGCAAGGAAAAAGATTGGGTGATATTTCCTCGATATGCGGGAGCTAGATTTCGTATTGAAGGCGGAGAAGTACGTATTTTAAATGACGACGAGGTTTTGGCAACAATCCAAGACCCCGAAGATATTTTATCTTTTTAGGAGAAGACGATGGCGGGTACTAAACACGAAGTAGACAATGGTGAAGTAGACTTAGATTTCGGTGAGACAGAAGGGGTAGAAGTTGAAATAGATACTCCTGAAGAAACCAACGAAGAACGGGTCGTAATTGAAACTGCGGATAAAGAAGTTGAAGCTGCCCCTGAAGATAATAAAGCGGAGCAGGAAGAATATAGCGCGTCTGTTAAAAAACGGATCGACCGTTTAACTAAGAAGATGCGGGAAGCAGAGCGGCGTGAACACGAAGCAATTCGTTATGCTCAAACCGTTCAAGGAGAGATGCAGACAACAAAAAACCGTATGCAAGCCTTGGACCAAGGTTTTGTAAACGAGTATGGGTCGCGCATAGCGGCTGAACAACAGCAAGCAGAACAACAACTCAAGGCGGCAAAAGAAACTGGGGATACCGATTTAGAAGTAGAAGCCCAGAAAAAAATGTCTCAGTTAGCTGTATCTGCTGACAAATACACACAAGCGCAACAAAACGCTAAACAGCAGCAAGCAGCGGCGCAGCAAAGACAGCAGCAAGCTGCACAATATGTGCCGCAACCCGCGCCTCCACCCGAAGTAGCCCCTGATCCTCAAGCCGAGGACTGGGCAGAAAAAAACGATTGGTTTGGTAAAGATCAAGCCATGACTTTTGCGGCTTTTGGTATTCATAAGGGTATGGTTGAAGAAGATGGGTTTGACCCCGCGACAAATGAGTATTATAGTGAGTTAGATAGACGGATACATAAAGAGTTTCCGCACAAGTTTTCCAACGGGAACGGAACAAAACGCCCCGCCCAGAGCGTAACAGGAGTTTCCCGCAGTACATCAGGGCGCAGACACCGGGTTAAACTCACCCCTACCCAAGTATCAATAGCTAAAAAGTTGGGTGTGCCGCTAGAAGAATACGCGAAATACGTGAAGGAGTAGAAAATGTCTGAAAAAGAAACTTTTGAGGGCAATAACCGCTCTCCTCGCGCTAAAAACTCTAGGGAGAGAGAAGAGAGGCGCAAGCCTTGGTCTCCCCCGTCGATGCTGGATGCCCCGCCCGCACCGGAAGGTTACAAACACAGGTGGATTCGTTCTGAAGTGCGCGGTTTTGATGATCGTAAAAACATTTCAGCTAGGTTACGTGAAGGCTACGAGCTTGTACGTGCAGATGAATACCCCGACTTTGAATCTCCGGTCATAGAATCAGGTAAATACGAGGGTGTCTTTGGTGTTGGTGGATTATTGCTAGCTCGCATTCCGCTAGAAACAGTGAAGGAGCGGTCGGATTACTTTAAGTCTAGAAGTTCTGACCAAATGGAAGCTGTTGATAGAGATTTGGAACGTGAGAACTCGCATTCATCGATGACGATTGGAAAACCTGATCGTCAATCTCGTGTAACCTTTGGCGGTCCACGGAAGTAGTTTAACCTACAGAAGTGTGTCGCCCTATTTGGAGAAACCATAATGGCTAACGAATCTTCGGCTTATGGTCTTCGTCCTATAGGACTTGTTGGTGCTGGAGCTAATACTACGGGTACGACCTCGTATGAAATAGCTTCTAACAACACCAATGCAATATACCAGCATTCAATCTGTGTTGCCACTACGGCGGGAACAATAGATCAAGCTGGTGCTACATCAGGCGGAACTACTCCCGCTCTTGGTGTCCTTATGGGCGTTTACTATCAAGACGCAACACAAAAACAACCCGTCTGGTTGAATTACTGGCCGGGATCAGGCAGCGTAAGCGTTGACACAAACTATCCTGTCACTGCTTTTGTTGCTGATAATCCAAACCAACTGTTTCAAGTGGCAACGGATGCAACAATAACTGACCGTGCAACTGCACTCACAGCTATTTTTGCAAACACGTCTTTAGGAACATCAGCAAGAACTGGTTCAACAGACACAGGTAGATCAAACTCTGGTCTTTCTGTTTCTGCTATAAACACCACGGCTACTCTTCCGCTACGCATCGTAGGCATAGCAGATGAGCCAGCAAACAGTGATTATACCGCTGCTGGTATCCCTATGATTGTTCGCTTGAACGCTCACTTTAACGCCACAGCGAGTAGGTTTGATTCTCAATCCACCTCCCTGACAACTGGCTTATAGGAAGGGGATAGAATATGGCTATTTCTCGCGCTCAACTTGCGAAAGAACTAGAACCCGGCCTTAACGCTTTGTTTGGGTTGGAATATGACCGTTACGAAAACGAATCAGCAGAAATCTTTGAAGAAGAGTCCTCAGATCGGGCTTTTGAAGAAGAGGTGATGTTATCAGGATTTGGTTCGGCTCCCGTGAAAAGTGAAGGAAGTGCTATTTCCTTTGACGACGCACAGGAAACCTATACGGCCCGCTATACTGCGGAAACCATTGCGCTTGCTTTCAGCATCACAGAAGAAGCGATAGAAGATAATCTTTATGATCGTCTTGCCTCTCGTTATACTCGTGCTTTAGCTCGTTCAATGTCACAGACTAAGCAAATTAAAGCAGCGGCAGTTTTAAACAACTCCTTTAATACCGCTTACCCAATTGGTGACGGGGCTGCTTTGTGTTCTTCGGCACATCCAAGTTTGTCAGGCAACCAACGCAACCAATTAGCGGTTGCGTCTGATCTTAATGAAACTTCATTAGAGCAGATGTTGATTGACGTGGCTGGAATGACCGATGAGCGAGGTCTAAAAATTGCGGTTCGTGGAATGAAACTTATAATTCCAAAAGAACTCCAGTTTATAGCAGAACGCTTAATCAACTCAAACTTACGTCCCGGTACGGCAGACAATGATATTAATGCCACCAAATCAATGGGCATGATCCCCGATGGAGCAGTGGTAAACCACTTCCTCACCGATACGGACAGATGGTTTATTAAAACCGACGTTCCTAATGGGTTCAAGCACTTTGAGCGTACACCGATAAGAACAGCTATGGAAGGCGACTTCGATACTGGTAACATGCGGTTTAAGGCTCGTGAACGATATTCGTTCGGTGTCTCAGACTGGCGTTGCGTATTCGGTAGCGACGGCGCATAAAACTCTGTTTTTTGCTCTTGGGAAGGACGGCCTTGCGCCGTCCTTTCTTTTTGCGCTATAGTAAGTAATCAACCCTGACTATTGCACCTGCAATAGACATTAACCCAGACAGGAGTGACACATGGGTACGACAACATTTTCTGGTCCTATCAAGGCTGGAACTATTAAAAACACAACAGGCACTACTCTTGGCACAGATGTAAAAAACACTGGTCAAGTTGTAATGGCACAGACATTTTCAACAGGCACTACTCTTACGAGCGGAGCTTCTGCTGCAAATACCACGACTGTAGTTATTCCAGCTAACTCACAAATTATTGACATAGTGCTTGATAAGCCCACTGTAATGGTAGGTGCTACATGTGTTTTGAGTATTGGAGATACGGTTGGTGGTAACGCCAGCTTACTTAACTCCTATTCAGTTACTATTGCTTCTGGAGTTGGACGAGCATATCCAACAACTGAAGCAGGCGGAGCGCTTGCTTGGGCAGATACAGGAACGGCGGATTTAAAACTGACATGGACTAGCACGGGTGCTACTTCTGCTGGTGAAATCAGAGCTACGATTTTGTATCAGCAAAATAATAATTTATCATAATCCGGCCTGAAGGAGAACTAATATGTCGGGTTCCGATGCTCTAGCCACCTTTATTGAGGCCGCCACCGCTGTAACAGACGGTGTGTGTGCGGCTCAATCTGTAGGTAGCGCTACTGACCTTACAATTGATGGCTCTCTCTCTTCGGGGGGAGAAGTAACTTTTGACCAGCCGCGTAATGTCACAATCTTATCTGCGGGTAATGATTCTGGAATTACGTTTACAGTCACAGGGACTGACGAAACAGCGACAGCGGTTACTGAAGTTATTACTGGTGCTAGTACAGGCACTGCTACAGGAACCACTTATTTTGCTACAATTACTCAAATTGCTTCCAGCGGAGCAGCAGCGGCAAATGTTTCGGTAGGTTCAGGGACTAGTATTGCAGCCCCTATCTTTCGGGGTAGTATGCGGTTAATCGGTCTATACGTTGTTAACACAGGAACTGCTGGAACAGTTACATTCCGTCAAACCTCTGCAACAGGGACTATTGGGATGCAATTCAACACCGTTGCAGCAGCTAACACAAACGCTTATCCCGATATACCTGACGAGGGTATTCGGTTTAACTCAGGGGGATATGTTGTGTATACGCAAACTATCATGTCTTCTATGACAGCATTTCACGCCTAATGGTGGGTTTACAGTTTTTTAAAGTAGGTCAAAATGACAACTGAGAAAGAACGTACATTACTTGTCAAAATGGACACCCGAATAAGCGTTATGGAAGAGGTTTTGAATCGTTTAGAAACTAATCATTTAGTACATATTGAAAAAGATATATCTAGGTTAGATACTAAACTATGGGCTTTAATAAGCGGGATGGCGATACAACTAGGTGGTTTTGTTCTGGCTTTACTAATTTTTATTTTACCCTAAGAGTTTAATAAAATGGCTTTTGATTTTTATACCGGAGAAGAACAAAAGATAATCTTTGAGATTAAGAAATGGTCTGAGGAATCGTTAGAGACATCTAATAAAAACTTTAACGGTTTAGCGGCCTGCCCAAAAGCTAAGAATGCGTGGAAAGAAGATAAAGTAGGGTTTGTGTTTAAAAACGCTCCTGATTACCAAGACTTATATACAGTTGTTTCGTGCTACCCTTCTAATTTTGACATGGTTATTGTTGTAGACACTTGCTTTAAAGAAGAAGCTAAAGATTTTCATACGTTTATTTCAGGGTTTAACGAAGCTATAGGCGAAGGCATGTTTATTAACCGAAATGCGTGGGTAGTAGGATTCCACCCTGACGACGGAGGTAACGCTTTACTTAAAAGTAGTTTATTCCCAACCAGCACATCCAAAGAATATGCTGTTATGCTAGTGCAGCCTTTGAGTTTGTTGCAAGAAACCTCAGAAAAAATAGAGCCTTTAGGGTATTATAAAGGTTATGAAGATGAGTATAACGCCGATTCTATCTTACAAAACCGTAAGGACTTGTACCGACGATTAATAGGAGATTAAAAATGGCTATTAGCCCCCACAAAAAAGAAGCAATGGGAAAAGATTGGAAGTCCAATACTTATCCTAATGAGAAGATTAAAACTGGTCCGAAGAAAAGCAAACCAAGGACAAAGGGCGTAAAAGTAGCCCCTTATAATTAAGGTATTTTTATGGCAGTTTCAGGCAGTAAAGATTTTGAGTTAAACGTCACTGAGTATGTAGAAGAGGCGTTTGAGCGTTGTGGGATAGTGGCTCGTACAGGCTATGATATTCGCACGGCTAAACGCTCTTTAAATCTAATGCTGGCTGACTGGGCTAATAGGGGTCTAAACCAGTGGACTATCAGACAAACCATTATAACGATGGTGCAAGGAACTAACTCCTATACTTTAAACACAGACACTATTGATGTACTAAACGCTGTCCTACGTCGTGATGGATCAGATTATGGTATAGCACGGTTGAGTAGGGATGAATATTTGAATATTCCTAC